TCGTTTTTTTTGATTCCGGCCCTAAATTTTTTTGGTGCAGTTTTGAAGTTTGAAAAAGCGAATTTACTCCTGGAGCTTATAAATAATAGATGGCAAACCTAACCAAAATTTACTCCGATATAGATTTCACATTTACCAAGAAGCCGGTAACTGGTGATGTAGCGTTGAGTTATGATGACCAAGCGGTTATTCGTTCCATTCGCAATCTATTATTGACAAACCACTTTGAAAGACCTTTCAATCCAGACCTAGGTTCAAATCTAAATGCTTTGTTGTTTGAAATGGTATCACCATTAACGGCAACTGCATTGGAGAGAGAAATCTCAACCATGATTGAAAACTATGAACCTAGAGCAAGATTAAATGAAATCATTGTAACTCCGTTGCCAGACAATAACGCATACAATGTATACCTCAGTTTTTATATAGAAAACGCTACATTACCAACGACAGTAACCCTCCTTTTAGAGAGAAATAGATAAGATGGCCGGTGCTAATTCCAACATCCAAATGACAGATTTGGATTTCAATACAATTAAGAATAATCTAAAGACATATCTTCAATCACAAGATACACTTAAAGATTATAATTATGAAGGTTCTGCCCTTTCTACTCTTTTAGACATTCTTGCATACAACACGCAATATAATGCTTACTACTTGAATCAAGTAGCCAACGAAATGTTCTTGGATACTGCCATTCAAAGAGGTTCAGTAGTTTCTCAGGCTAAAATGTTGAACTATGTTCCAAGGTCTGCGGTAGCACCAACAGCAACAATTAAACTGGTGGTAAATGGTGTTACTAATACATCTTTGACATTACCAAAATTTACCACATTTATGTCAGAAGCAATTGATGGTGTAAACTATAACTTTGTAACATCAGATTCTTATACAGAAAATACTGTTGGTGGTGTGGTAACATACAACAATGTTACATTAAAGCAAGGTTTATCAACAACCATAAACTATACAGTAGATTCAATTACTAATCCATCGTTTACATTTGAGATTCCTGATGAGAATGTAGATACTTCTACTCTCACGGTTACTGTTCAACAATCATCTTCAAATGCAGCCAGTGATACTTACACATTGGCAACTAACTTCTTGACATTAACTGGTTCAGACAAAGTATACTTCTTACAAGAAAGTTTGAACAATACTTATGAAGTTTACTTCGGTGATGGTGTCTTAGGTAAAAAATTGGTTAATGGTAATATTGTCAATCTTTCTTATGTTGTTACCTCAGGAACATCTGCTGCTGATGCCAACAACTTTGTATTGATGGAAGCAATTTCTGGTTACTCAAACACATCTGTTATTCCAGTAACCGCAGCTACAACAGGTAACGAAAAAGAAACAATTGATTCTGTTAAATTCCAGGCACCAAAATCTTATTCTGCTCAGAATCGTGCGGTCAATAAGAACGATTACATTACTGCCATTCAACAGAACAACTTAGGTATTCAGTTTGATGCAGTCAATGTATGGGGTGGAGAAGAAAATAGTCCTCCAGTATACGGACAAGTGTTTGTGTCTATGAAACCAACTGGCGCATATAATTTAACTCAAACACAAAAACAAAGAATTCTTACAGACATTGTTAAACCAATTTCTGTATTGACAGTAACTCCTACAATTGTGGATCCAGATTATACATATTTACAGTTGGTAGTTAATGTGATGTATGATCCAACCAAAACAAATCAAACATCGGCTCAGTTGGCTGCAGGTATTAAATCTGCAATTCAAACATTTGGTAATAACACTCTAAACACATTTAATTCGACATTTAATACCTATGACTTATTGAATACAGTTCAGCAATACAACTCATCAATCATCACCAGTGAATTTGATTTGAAATTGCAAAAGAAATTCTTACCTAATTTAATCACACCAACAACATATAAGTTATATTATAACTCATCATTAGTGGCTGGTAGATTCCTTTCTGGTACAGGAAGTAGTCCTGCTATGAAATTTAGAGATCCAACTAATCTCGCAAACATTATTGATGGAGTCTATATTGAAGAGGTTCCATCTTCCACAAATGGTGTAGAAACTATTTCTGTATTAAATCCAGGATTTGGATATCAATCTGCACCAACTGTAACCATTTTGGGTGATGGTACAGGTGCAACCGCTCACGCATTAATTTCTGGTGGGTCAATTCAAAGTATTGTTGTAGACAATGCTGGTAACGGATACACTAGTGCTATTGCAACAATCACTCCTGCTTCGGGAGATACAACAGGTCAATTAGGTGCAGCCGTAGTTAATTTAGAAGGTCGTTATGGTACACTAAGAAGTTATTATTTTGATTCAACTAATGTAAAAAATATCTTTGATTCTAATATTGGAACAATTGATTATCAAGAAGGTATTATAACATTGAATTCATTTGGTCCATATGGTGTAGACAATGATTTGGGACAACTTGCGGTAACAACAACTCCAACCACATCAATTATCTCATCTACATATAACCGAATCATTACTATTGATCCATATGATGTAAATGCAATCACAGTTAATGTTATGGCCAAAACATGATAGAATCAGGTCAAAAAACCTCACTACTAATACCATCACAACTTCCCGAATTTGTTCGGGATGATCCTGCTTATGCCAATTTTGTATTGTTTTTGCAGGCATACTATCAATGGTTAGAAACTACCGGTCAAGTTACCGATAGAACCAAGAATATCCCAAACTATATTGATATCGATAAGACTTCTAGTGAGTTTCTTGATTATTTCTATAGTGAATTTTTACCATACTTTCCGCAAGATATCGTTGCAGACAAAGTTATGGTGGCAAAATTCGCAAAAGAATTATATCAATCGAAAGGTACTCAGGCATCTTTCAAGTTTTTATTCAAAACACTTTATGATTCAGATGTAGAATTCTTCTACACTAAAGATGCGGTATTGCGTGCCTCAGCCGGTAAATGGTATGTTGCAAAGAGTCTTAAATTAGATTCAACAGACTTAAACTTTCTTAATACTGAGAACCTAAGAGTTTTTGGTGAAACAACCAAATCAATTGCAACTATTGAAACTGCCGTTGTTTCTGGTACAAAAATTGAATTGTTTATTTCTGATATTCAAAGATTGTTTGAATCTGGTGAAAATATTCGTGTTGTAGATTCTAATAATCAAACAGTTCTATTTGATGGAGAACCACTTAGAGCCAAGATTGTAGGACAAATTAGTCAAATTCTAATTGATCCAAACAATAGAGGACTACTGTATCTACCAGGTGATCCTGTCATTGTATATGGTGGACTAAACTCCAATACTGGTATTGGTGCAACTGCATCTGTAGGAGAAACAACATCAGGTTCTATTGAACGTGTTACAGTTGTTAATGGTGGTTATGGTTACCGAGAAGATCCAAATACAGTAATTAGTTTGACTAATGCACCTGGTGCCGTAGTTTCTGTTTCAAGTTTGAATCCTGCAGCCAATGGTGTTGCAAATGTGGCATTTGTTCCAACTGACACGATTGATCCCAAAGTATCAACAATCATTGGAGCTTTAGATTACAATTTTGCAAATGTGGCTTTAGCTAATGCAAACACAACTTTATCTGATGCATTTTCTTTTATAGGATTTACAACATATCCAATTTCTACTGTTGTTGTTGATAATTCTGGTGGTGGTATTTTTGCAATACCAACTATCACCGCAATATCTCAGTTTGCGACAGACGAAGGAAATAGTAATCTATCAAACTTAGGAATTCTTTCACCAATACAAATCACAAATGGTGGAACAGGATACACTAATACAGATATTATTTTATTTGCTGGTGGTTCAGGATTCGGTGCTGCAGCAAATGTTACTGCGGTTGATGCCAATGGTGTAATCACATCTATCAGTTATGTTTACCCAGCTGGAAGTTTGGGTTATCCTTTGGGTGGTTTTGGTTATAAACCTGATGCATTACCATCCGTAACTGTATCTTCTGGTACAGGTTCAGATGCTGAAATTTATGTTCCTGGAATTTTAGGTGATGGTGCAACATTCTCTGCTGTTGTTGACCGTGTAGGTTCTATTACTTCTATTACAGTTCTTGATGGTGGTGAAGATTATGTTTCAACACCTAATGTATCATTAAAAGTTCAAGACATTGTTATTGCCAACGTGGAAATTTCAAATATTCCTGTTGCAGGTGATATTGTTTACCAAGGTACATCAGTTGCAAATTCAAGTTATCGTGCGACCGTAGATTCTACTGAAGTGTTGGTACCAAATGGTGATCCAACATTAACACTATATCGTCTACGAGTATATAACTATAACGCAACACCAGCATATGGAACACCATTAAAAGTTGAAAATCAAGATGTAATAATTAATATTTCAAATCAATATAGCACATTCAATACTGCTACAAGATTTGATTCTACAGGATTAATTACATATGGTGATGGTACTGCAAATGCATCTGCAACATTCTTAAATGGTTTAGTAGTAAGTCAAGGTCAATACCTAGACACAACAGGACAACCTAGTTCTTTTGATGTTCTGCAAAGTGAGATTTACAATAACTACACCTATCAAATTACCGTAGAAAAAGAAATTGCTGCATACAGAGATACTCTATTGAACTTGGTTCATCCTTCTGGTATGAAAGTCATTGGCCGATATGCCATGAAGTCTAATGCACACTACGATTATACTTCTGTAAGTGCTTTAGAAACTGGACACACATTAGGATACTATACTGGAGATTCTGGTTCATATGCAACCATGAGTTCTACATGGGATAATGCAAGTAATAATATTGTTAACTTCTATAGTTTAGTTGGTGCTAATTTACAAAATATTATATTCTCCAATAGTAATATTCTATTGACACTCACTAACGGATTCCAAATTCAATCTGATGTCGACCAAGTTTATGCAAACGGATCCAATACTGCAATATTAAAAGACAATGTATGGTTAACCTATGCAAATGTTGCCTATGTTACGGCAAACTCTGGTAGTAACGTCATAAATATAACAACCTTAACAAACTCTTATAATATTGTAAATAATGGTCAGTATAGTAATACTGCATATCCATTAAAAGATATTGTGTTTGCTGGAGATAAGATTCTCGTTGCAAACAATACGGAAAAGACCGTTCAGAGTGTTGATTATGTTGGTGGCACAATTACCTTAACTGGTAGTCTTGCGAATACCGTTAATTCATTAATGTCGGTGCAAAGAACCGTTTTAACTACAGATGTCATAATCTATGGTCCTGTAGGATTACAATATAATTCAGAACTAGTAACACAAAATAACGAAACGATTATTACTCAATCGGGTGATATCATTTTAATAGGGTAACAAATGTCAACAGTAAAAATAACAGACCTTCCGGTAATATCAACCTTAAACCTTGATACGACAGAAACAATTATTCCTGTTGTGGACTTATCAACTGATGAGACCGCACAAATCACCGTTAGAACTTTAGCTGATGGAATGTTTCATAACGATGCATTAAAAGTTGGTCAGAATGAAATTCTGTTTTCTAATACAGTTGCTCAATTTTCAGGTAACGGCACTCCATTTTTACAAGTAAACCATCAAAACTTTGATGGCAATTCTTCTGGTGATTATGTTGTTACTGCTGATATTGGTACTAATGCAAATAACTTTATTGACGTTGGCATCAATGGTTCAACATTTAGTGATCCAACATACTCCGCTATGCAAGCATTGGATGGTTATTTGTTTGTTCAAGGTTCTTTAGATAATTCCACAAATGGTAACTTAATAATTGGAACTGCATCTTCTGGTGCCAATGTGGTGGTTGCGGCAGGTGGCACTACAACAGAAAATGTTGTTGCACATTTCACTAAAAATGGTTTAGTGTTTCAAAATTCAGCACAACTTGAATTCACCGATGGTTCTATTCAGACTGTTGCGGCTGCACCAGCAAGTTTATCTCAAGGTGCTTATAATGTTGCCAATACTGCCTCAGCAAATACTATAATCATTCAAGGTGTTAATGTTACACAGAACACCAATATCACCAGTGTAAATCAATATGCACAATCTTCTTTTGCTACGGCAAATGATGCAAATGGTATGGCAGTCGCTGCTTATGGTCACGCCAATAATTCTTTTGACACAGCAAATAGTGCTCTCGACCTATCGATTGCTGCTTATGATTTAGCAAACACCGCATTACAAAACACTTCAGGAACATTTGCTGGTGATTTGACTGTAACTGGTAATGTGACAGTTATTGGTACTGCAAACACAACCGTTGCAAATTTGAATGTAAATAAGAATGTTACAGTCAACGGCACAATGATTCTTGCAAATTCAAACTTTTCGGCAACAGAATCAGCAGTATTGATTTCCGCAACGCCTACTGTGGCCGTACCG